AGTTGCAGGATTAAACTTCATTTCTTCTTCTGAGTTCATAGTGAACAGCGGTTGAGCACCATCAGTCACAACCATATCATCTCGGCGCTGTCTGCTTTTATTAATAGAATGAGCTTGAAGCTGTTGTGCATCTGTTTTTACTTCACCACCCAAAGCTAATGCAGGTAATCCAGGAAGAGTTGGTTCTGAAGGTATTGCAGGCTCTTGTTGTTGTTGCTGCTGTTGACTTACAGGACCAGCTGGTGCATTTGGAACGCTTAAAGCAGGAACAGTTGGCTGTGAAGGTCTAGCTTTGCTTTTTTCATACTCGTCCATTTCAGCTTTTCTGCGTGCCAGATAATCATTTAAATTTGCTTTTGTTTCATCTGTGCCGAAAGATTCTCGTCCTCTATTGAAAGAGTTTTTAAACCAATCAGGTCCTTTATATGCAATGGGTGCACCACCTGGTTCATTCGGACCTCCAAAATGAAATAACTTATAAGGATCACCAGACATATAGTTTGTACCTACACCAGCACCAGGTGCTACTGAAGCAAAATGTCTAGTAAATTTCTCAATATATGGTCTATGTGCTTCATTTCTTGTGTCAAGATATATCTTCTTACCATCTTGATCTTTTATATACAATCTCATGTCTGCCGCACCACCATCATCATGACGGTGTGAACCAGTTCCCTTACCGCGTTTCTGACCTAATGATGTAGTTTCAAAATAAACATCAGATTTTTCAGCAGCATAATTTAAATGTGTTCTCAATTCTTGTTTGAGAGGCAGATTTCTTATGCGTCCTGCATTGTATGTGCCTCTTTCAAATGTTGATCCAGAAGGTAGAGGAGATGCTGACTGTTGTGAAATTTGTTCAACTTTACCAGAATTTTCTTTATATTCTCTATTCATAATATTAACACCAACAGTAGAATCATTTTCTCCCATCTTGTTCAAAGCACGATGAAAGTTTCTCTGTTGATACGCAGGCATTCTATTATATTCTTCTACAAGTTTAGGATCTAAACCTTGTGGTAATTGAGGTATCTGTGTTGCTACAGTTGGACTATCGGAAGAAGTTCTAATCATTCTTGCTTCTTCCATTCTTCTATTATAATTTACTCCATTATTGTGACCAGCATATGTTTCAACAGCCTGCGCAATCATATTTTTATCACCTGCCGCAATAGCTTTTTTTAGAGCATCCAGTCTTGATATGCTGCCGTAGTTATAAGCAAGAGATGTTATAGCTGCTTTTGTTTGGTCGTTTAGTTTATCCCAAGTATTTTGACCTACATGTTGAATAATGCCTTGTTTCTGAAACTCAGGTATTCTTCTTTGAAGATCACGTTCAGCATCTTCTCTTGTTATTTCCATTCCTTGTGCAACTTTTACAGTAGAACCATCTGCTCTTGTGATCGTGTCAGAACCATATCCTATGCGCCAAGCATTTACGTCCCAATAAGGACGAGAACGATAACCTTCTTTTCTTCTGATCAATGAAGCAGCATCACCAACTTCACCCGCTGTCATATCAACACCATACTTTTCTTTCACTGCTCTTTGCCATGCAGGAGCAGCGGGTTGACCAGCGGCCGCAGCATCTCTCGCTGCTCTTGGTGATAGACCTGTTGTTGATCTAGATGAAAGTTCTGCTGCATTTCCAGATACACTACCAGAAATATTTCTTCTGTCAGACACAGCCTTGAATGACTCACCAATATCAGTGAATGATCTTCTATAGTACCATGGGAAAAGATCATTCAACTGAGACGGAGTAAAGTTAGGAAGAATAGAACCTCCCTCTTTTGACTTCAGAAAATCAAGACGATCTGAGATAGACAGTGTTTTAAGCTGCTGGACATCTATTGTTAGATTTTGAAACTTACTTTTTGCCATTTACTTTCTTCTTTGAATAAATGCTTGATCTCGACGTTCTGCTTCTAACTTCTTAATATGATCCTTGAGTAGGTCTACGTACAAGTATCTTTCCCAAGGCATCATATTTTCGATATCACTAAGACTATATTTGTGGTGCTGCATAAGACTAAAATTAGTTTTATAGTGATTCATCAGCTTATCGTGACCAAGCATTATTGAAAAAAACTTGCGAAATCTCTATATTCAATATGGTGTTCAAACCCACACTTTTGACACTTATGATCTAGGTCTACGACAAAATAAGGAAAGTTATCGACAAACTCTTCTAGCTTTTCAAACTGAGACTTTGTTAAATCTTCAACAAATTCTTCTGCTTCTTTCTTAGTGAAGTCTTTTGTAGTCATAACTTTATCACCTTGGACAATTGTCTCAATGCAGTTTGCTATGACTTTAATCTTCTTATCAATAATAGAATCATCATCATTGATGAGTTTCGTGATAGTATAGTTTGGATACTTTAATTTTACTGACAGATTACCACCAAGATCAATCTTATTAGATATGCCTTCTGGCTTCACAACATGTGCATTTGCGATATCAATAGGAACATCGAAAACACTCTTGCAGACTTTATCATCAGTAACATTGTTGCACGTAAAACTCATATCTATCTTTTCACCAATAGATTTGGCTCTCAGTGCAATGAAAAGATAATCAACATCAAAGAATGGCAGTGTGTCAATTTTAACATCATTGTCAATTAGGCAGTTATTGATGATCTGCTTTGTTGTTTTGATAATCTCATCTGTATCATCCGACGCAGCAGCCATTAAAAGCAGCTTCTCTTCTCTCACAACAAACGGTCTTACTCTCACTTCTTTTCCATTAGATGGAAGTTTCAATTCATAGATAGGTAAATCTATCTTCGGTATTGCCATAATATTCCCTTTCATTAAGAATCATAAGTTAATCTATTTCTTGGAGACATTATTCCACCATAACCAGTTGAGACTCCGGAGTCGACCAGATTAAACGAAGCGTTCTCACTGCTTGTTCTGGGACCAGGTTCTTTGTTCTTTCTTGTCCACCAATCATACGTGAAGGTAACTGATAGTCTGGTAAACTGGTCGTCTGCCCAAGTTACAGGTTGTGGATTTACTAAGATTGGATATGCACCATTGAGAGAGAACATATATTCAGCAGTAGGACCACCTGAATTATCTTTATCAAAATCACTATACTGATATAAATCGATGACTGATCTGTATTCATCTTTATAATTAAAATCAAATGTATTATTAGGATTGATATACCATTGCCAGTCATCAAAGAACTCTCTTTCAAGAGACTTTGATCGGCAAAGAAATGTCATACTGATATCTTCATATGTTGACTGGTATGGATATTTCTGACTAGGGCCATAATAACGAACTTCAGCACTCATGAAGCCTCGACCAGGCATCTCTGCTACTTCTGTGAGATACATCAAATCTTTAGCAATATCACTGTAGCCAACAATGAAAGCACCGACTGGTCTAATTACAGCAACAAACCTACATGATTTGGCTAGTCCGTCCTGTGCATCAGCGAACGCTTTAAACGTATTCATATCCAGCTGTTTTGGAGCATTAGATATATTATAGGAAGCCATTTTATTTCCTTACTACGAAGAACTGCACAGGCAAGTTAATAGCCTGCTGCCATTCATTAGATGTTACTTCTATAAATTTACTTCTTACCTGTGAGAACAGGTATCTCTTTATGCAGGGTCTAGAAAGATTAGCTAATTTCTTGGTGCTAGAAATGAGATCGTATGTCAGTCTCAATCTGGTTCTCTCGTCCATTCTAGAATTACTCTTATATTCTAGAAGACGATTGAGTAATAAAGACCTCTCACCCTGCGACAAGTAATGAAGATTTAGACCAAGAAATCCATCTCCATAACGCTCTAATGGGAAGACAAGAGGAAACTTGTCATACACAGGCAACTTATCTTTAGTTTTTGGATCATAAAAGAAGAAGAACATTTTACCAACAGTAATACCATCTCTGGCTCTGTCTGTATTATTGGCTATGTTCTTACGATAGCCCGATGCTGATCGTGCTTTACCATAAAACCAGTCGGATGCGTCGTCTTGTTCTTTTTTATTGGCCATGTAATTATTTATATAAAAACTCTTGACAAGTGGTTGACAATGTGGTATAAAGGGTATGCCCGCTATGATATGACTTACTTTATCCCTAATTCTGTTTCAGTAATCAATTTGAATTCCCATCCCTGATCTAAACAGTACTCTCTAGCGTACTTCCACTTAGCTTGATTAATAGCCCATGTAGTTACTTCAGTTAGGTATCTCTTAGTCTTTTTCTTCTGTACCTTAGGTTCTACTGTCTGTTGCTTAGGTTTAACTTCAAGCATCAACGTTCTAGTTCCACCATCTGCTGTTCTTACTTTGACTATGAAATCTGGATAGTATCTGTGTCTTCTACCATCTACTGGTGAGATGTACGGTATAGCTATTTCTTCACTCTTCCACTCTAGAATATTATTATTTTCATCTAAATATCTCATGACCCTTAGTTCCCATAACGAACGATAAATTATGTTCGTCGGATCACCAGAATACTTTTTAGGATTTTTAGGTGAGAATCTACCTTTATATGCCATATAAATATATATGATAACAGGAAAAGTAGAATGTTCAACCAGTTAAAAGATTATTTGGTCTCAAGTGATAAAATAGGTTCTTTAGTTGGAAAATTTAGATCGGAAGTAGATAACACTGGTTTAAGTCAGTCTCAGTATGACTTCAACTATAGAGTATTTCCAGAAGATTTAGCTTCCGACTACAATGGACATTATCTGATCATTAACGTTAATGTTCCAGTAAATGCGATTACATCAGGTTCTAGAAGTTCATATATTAATCCAAATCAAGTTGGTTCTATCAGAGGTAGCAATTTTGCTTCAACTCTTTTGAATAATGAATTGTCTAAAGTTGATGCACTGAGATTTGCTGGTGCAGAACCTTTTGCTGGTGCAAGACCAGAAGAAACAATCTCATTGAAGAGAGGCACAAGAAGAATTGCAGAATCGATTGCGCTGTATATGCCAAGTCCTCTAGTCTTCACATCAGAAAATAAGTATGAAGAAATATCATTGACAGCATTTGCAGGTCAAGCTGGCAAACTGGGAGCTATAGCTATTGTTACAGGTCTTGCGGCTGCTGCTACACGAAGAGTTGATAGTGCGCTTGCTGCTGGTCGAGGTGCAAGAGCTGTTTTAGATCAAGCAGGGCGCGCCGCTCGCACAATAGCACAACTTGGTGGTTATCCAATTAATCCTAAAGTTGAAGTTCTTTTTGCTACTACTCCACAGAGACAGTTTAATATGGAATGGCTAATGTCTCCAAAAAACGAGAAAGAGTCAGAAACAATCAAGAAAATTGTTCAGACGTTGAGATTTCATGCTGCACCAGAATTGAGTGTTATCGGACCAGCTGGTGTAGGTGCACCATCATTTATTCCTCCAGCAGAGTTTGATATTACCTTCTATAATAAGGGTAAAGAGAATACAAATATGCCTCGTATTAATACATGTGTTCTAGAGCGTATTGAAGTACAATATGATCCAACTGGAATATATTCTACATTCAGAAATGGACATCCAGTGAGCGTTCGCCTTAGCATGGCGTTCAGAGAAACTGAGATTGTTCATAAAAAGAGAATTTTACAAGGCTTTTAAATGGCAAGATTTTTTGATTTTTTTCCAATCATCGGTTATGATATTGCTAAAGAAAAGTATAGCAATTATGAGTACGTAACAAACATATTCTTTCGTACAGCTTTTCTTAAAGATGTATTAGAGAACATCTCTGCTTATTATGAATATGTGATCAACGACAATGATAAACCAGAAATATTAGCTGAGAAACTGTATGGTAATCCAGATGCATATTGGATAATTCTATATGCTAATAACATGCTGGATGCTCAATACGATTGGCCTTTGAATAATAAAGACTTCAGCAATTACATAGTTGGTAAATATGGTTCAATAGCCAACTCTAAGACTACAATACACCATTATGAAAAGGTAGTTGCCAGAACAATATCAGATATTACTACTGAGTTCAGATATGTGGTTGATTATAGCTCTAAGACAAATAGTATAATTAATATGTCCGATGTGACAGGAGCATTCTCAAATGGAGAAGCTGTATATCAAGGATCAAACCTAGCCAACGCAAGCTTT